AAGATACAATAGATATTTCAAATCTTAGTAAAGTTTCACAATCACCTGACGCTTATAAAAATTCTTTATTGTCACAAGGATATACAGAGCAAGGTGCTGACACAATGTTAAATATTGCACAAGCTGGCGGAGTTGACACAATGGGTTTACTTGGAGATAGGGCTGTTGTTGCTACAAATGAAAATCAATATTTAACACAAGAAGAAATAGCATCATTACTTGAAAAAGGTTATACGGAAGAAGAAATAGCACAATATACATAAAAGGAGATAAAATGGAAAACGAAGGTAAATTAAGACAAGACATAGATAGAGGTGAAAAAGCACAAGCTCTATTAAGAAACGAAATTCTTATCGAGACTTTTGATTTTCTTGAGAAACAATACCATGACGCATGGGAAAATTCTTCTGTAGATCAATCAGAGGCTCGTGAAAAAGTTTTTATGATGTTGCAGAACTTACACACAGTAAGGCAACACATAGAAAGTGTGGTCATGACTGGCAAATTAGCCAATGACCGATTAACAAACTAAGACCAAGCGAAAGCAGTCTAACAGGAGAAAACAATGACAGCCGACAACCCTACTGGGAACGAACCTATCAACATGGCGGAAGCCGCAAGCCTACTTCTTAACAGAACGGAATCAGAAGATAATCCAGAACCGAACCAAGAGGTAAATCAACCAGAAACAGAAATTGAAGAAGTGGAAGTTTCTACTACAGATACAGAAGAACCAACAAGTGAAGAACCTAATGAGGCACTTGAAGCTGTTGAGGAAGATGTATCGGAAGAATTAGATGAAGAAATAATATCTGAAGATGAAGCTGAAGAATACGAGGAACAAGAATACTTTACTGTAAAAATTAATGGTGAAGATAAAGATGTTACCCTTGACGAACTAGCTGCAGGATATTCAAGACAATCTGATTATACTAAAAAGACAACTGAAGTAGCAAATCAACGCAAAGAAGTTGAACAGTTACAATCAGAACTTTCACAAGAGCGTCAGGCTCTACAACAAGGTTTACAGCAGTTGAACCAACAACTGTCATCACAAACATCAAACGAGCCTACAAAGGAATATTGGGATAATCTTTATCAAGATGACCCATTAGAATATGTAAAGCAACGTGATGATTGGCGTGATAAAAAGGAACAATTAGCACAAGTTACTACTGCACAGCAGCAAATAGCTCAACAACAAGCTCAAGAACAACAAGTAGAGTTTCAAAAACACTTGGCTCAAGAGCAACAAAAGTTAGTACAAGCAATTCCTGAATGGAAAGATGCTAAGAAAGCGGAAGTTGAAAAAGCTAGTATGGTAACGTGGGCAAAGAGAGCAGGATTTACAGAACAAGAGTTAAATCAAGCCTCAGACCACAGAGCTATTGTTACTATGCGTAAAGCGTACTTATTTGACCAACTCCAGAATGAGAAACCTCTTATTCAAAAGAAAGTCAGACGTGCGCCTAAGATGACAAAAGGTGGCAAACCAACTACAAGTGGTGACCTGAAAAAACAAAAGGTTGATAAAGCCTTAAATAAACCTTCTACAGTTCAATCTATGGATTCGGCTGTGGACTATCTTTTAACCAAAAATACCTAACAAGGAGACTAAACTATGGCGACATATAAAACCGCAAATGCTATAGGTGAGAGAGAGGACTTATCAGACGTAATTACTCGTATCGATCCAGCAGAAACACCGATTTTTTCTAATGCGAAAAAAGAAGTAACAAAAGGCGTATTCCACGAATGGCAAGTACAAGAACTAACAGCAGCAGCAGACGACAACTATGTTGCAGAAGGTGCAGACTATTCTTATGTGAATCCGACTGTAACAACAAGACTTGGCAATTATCATCAAATCTCAGTACAAGCAGCATCAGTTTCTGGTACTTTAGATGCAGTTGATAAAGCAGGTAGAGATAAAGAAACAGCTTATGTGAAGGTTCTTAAAGGACTTGAGCAACGTAGAGATATTGAAAAAGCTCTCGTTAAAAATGAAGCTCGTTCTGCATCAGACCCAAGAAAAGCAGGTAAGATTAGTTCATATATGACTAACGTAAATCTTATATCAGCTTCTACAACACCAACTGGTGATGGTACTGACGTATCTGATAAAGCAGGTACTAATGCAGCTCTATCTCTTGCTAAAATTGATGATGCAATGAAAAAAGCATACACAGATGGCGGACAACCAGATATTCTAGTTGTTTCACCAGCTAATAAAGTAGCTTTTTCTGATTTATCATCAGGTTCAGTTGCAACTAACCAACTAACAATGACAGCTCCAAAAGAAGCTGCAATTATTGGTAGCGTTAGCTTGTATCTAACTGACTTTGGTCAACTATCTGTTACTATTGACAGACAAATGCCAAATGACACAATCTTCCTAATGGATTCTGACTATTATTGCGTTGGACATCTACCAAACAGATTGTTCTCAGTCTCAGATATAGCACCTACTGGTGATGCGACTAAATTTAGCATTGTGTCCGAGTGGACTTATATTGTTAAAGCACCTAAAGCTCATGCTATGGTCACAGATTTAAGCACATCTTAATATAGTGTTTATAGGGAGTAGGGAAACCTACTCCCTTTTTACAAGGAAGAAAAATGGCAAATAAGAAAGTATTAAATTACGACCCCATACAAAAAAAGACTACTTATTTTCATGGCGGAGATGATGGACAACATCATGTTTCCGTAGAACAAAAAACAGACAATATTTTAAAATTAGCTAAAGATAAAAGCATAGATTACAAGCCAAACAGTTTAATCGGTAATACACAGAAACATCAACAACACGTTGCCGAGCTACCTTCTAATCTTTATTTTGATTTAGTTGAAAAATTAGGCGACCCAAAGCATAATAAAAAAGCATGGGCAAGATGGCTCAACGACCCAGACAATAAACTTTTTAGAACAGGCGGTGGAAACATATAATGGCAATATCTACTTATGCAGAACTTAAAACATCAATAGCTAATTTCTTAGCAAGAGATGATTTAACAAATGAAATAGATAACTTTATTGATTTAGCGGAATCAAGATTGTCTCGTGAATTAGAAACACGCTCACAAGATACACGCTCATCATTAACTACTACAGCCGACAATGCTTATGTAACCTTGCCAACCGATTTAAGAACTATTCGTAATGTAAAGGTTATGAATAACCCAAGAATAACATTACGTTTTCTAACACCAATACAACTTAAAAAAGAATTTCCAACAACAGCAACAGGCTTGCCAAGAGCATATTCTGTTATTGGAGAAGAATTGTTTTTAGCACCGATACCAGATTCAACATATACATTAGAATTAACATACAAAAAAAGCGTATCTGCTCTATCTGATGATAATACAACTAATACTATTTTAACTCGTTACCCAGACTTATATTTATACGCAAGTTTGTTTAATGCTTATATTTATCTACTTGACGAGCAAAGAGCAGCACAATATGAACAGCTTATTCAATCAACATTACAGCAAATAAAAATTGATGATGAAAAAGGTTCTTATGGTGTTGGTTTAGAATTAAGAAGTCCTTATGGGGAAATTAAATGAATTTAAAGTTTGGTAAATGGCTACCAGACCAACCTGATACTACAGGTGGTGTTACTATAGCTAAAAATGTAATACCTGCCTTACAAGGCTACAGAGGTTTACAAGATTTATCGCAATTTAGTAATGCTGCTGATGCTCGTATTAGAGGAATATTTGCTGCCAAAGATAGTAGTGGTAATCCAAAGATATTTGCAAGTGATGTTAATAAATTATACGAGTTTACAAAAACAAGTAATAATTTAACAAACATATCTAAGTCAGGAAATTATACATCTTTAGATGATGATGATGTTTGGAAGTTTATTGACTATTCTAAATTTATTATAGCTTCATCTGGTAATAACAATATATTACAAGTGTATCAAAATGGTATAAGTAGTTTATTTGCTGATATTTCAGGCGCACCAGCCGCTAAACACATGGCAGTTGTGCGTGATTTTGTATTTACAGGTAATGTTAAATATGGCGGAACTACATACCCTAATAGATTGTACTGGTCAGCCCTTGCATCACATACAGGTTGGACAATAGGTACAGACCAATCTGATATACAAGATATATTTGATATGGGTGATATAACAGGTATTGTTGGTGGCGAATATGCAACTATACTATGTGAAAGAGGTATTGTGCGTGGTTCGTATGTTGGTACACCTCTTATATTCCAATTTGACAAAGTACAAACAGGATTTGGTTGTAACTATCCTAACTCAGTAGCAAATGTTGGCGAAACAGTATTTTATTTATCAGATGATGGATTTTATCAGTTTGATGGACAAAGAAGTACACCAATAGGTGCAGAAAAAGTAAATCGTTTTTTCTTTGATGATTTTACTATACGAAACAAAGGTAGAATGTCAACAGCAGTAGACCCTACAGAACAAATAGTTGTTTGGTCTTACACATCAGGTTCATCTAATGATGATACGCCTGATAGATTGTTAATTTATAACTATGCCATAGACCAATGGTCATACGCAGAATTAGATTGTCAAATGATAAGTTCATTTATGACAATAAACTATACACTTGAAGAACTAGATTTTATTAGCTCTAATTTAGATGCTTTGCCTGCATCATTAGATTCTTCTATTTATATTGGTGGTCAATTTATATTTGGCGGTGCAAAAGATAATAAAATACATACGTTTTCTGGAGACAACAAAACAGCTTTAATTGAAACGTCAGATTTAGATACAGGACAAGGTAATTCTAGTATTATTACAAATGTCATTCCATACTTAGAAATTGTAGGTGGAACAACGCCTAATGTTACAGCTCAAATATCAAGTCGCTCAAGACAAGTTGATAGCGATAGTTTTGGAACAGCATCATCTTTAAATGCAGATGGATATTGCAATGTTAGGTCAAATCAAGGTAGGTATCATAAAATAAGATTAAATGTTAGTGGTACATGGAAATATATAAGCGGAATAGAAGTAGAGGCAAAAACAACAGGAAGAAGGTAAATGGCTGATAATCAGTTTAGAAAATTACCCTATCAAGGTGGCGATCCAAGACTTGTGGCAGAAGTTGTAAATCGTACAATAGATGGTGGTTTAAACTCTACTGGTAAATTTACAGCAATAGCACATTCTTCAACGACTACAGTTAATGATGAAAGAGTAGGTGAAAATAGTGTTATATTATTTATGCCTCATTCATCTGGAGCTGCACAGCATATAAATCATTTTTATATGCAAACTGTTAATAATGGCTCTTTTGTTGTTGCTCATCAAAGCTCAGGCGATAGTCAGGTTTATAGTTATGTCATCATTGGATAAAGAGTCGTGGTTAAAGTCACGCAAATATATTTTAGACGCATTAAAAAGAGGCATTGATTCTCATAGCGAAAAAGATGTATTCTATGCAATAGCAAGAGGTGATGCTCAATTATGGACTGGTCAAAAGAGTGCTTGCGTTACTGAGATAGTAACATACCCTAACTTTAAATCTATA